AGCTCAGCCGGTGCCTGCAAACTTCCGCAACTGGACGCCGCAACAGATGCGTGATCATGCGGATTTGATCGAGGAGCTTGCTGTGATCGCAGAAAGAAACAGGAATATCCCGCGGTTGCCATTGGGTGACGTGGTTGAGGAGGTAGCTTGATCACTCTAAGCGAGATAGCAGTATTCATCGGAACCCATAGAAACAGCTCTGGATTTGTGAGCAAGAAGAGGCTCGTTAAAATCTTTGGCGAGCATAACGTGAACCACTTGATCGGAATCAAGGTAGCCAAGCAGCGTATTGATGATTTTGGGCATCCGGAGTGCTCTGTTCGTCTGGGCCGTCGCCCGCGAAACTCACAATCGCGTCACTCCTATTCACGACGTCTTGCAGCAATGCGCCAGTATATGGCGACAAGGAGTGCAGCATGAACGCATGTATTGAGTCCAGAAAGTTGCCGGATGGTCGCGGCGGGGTATTTATCGACGGAGAACTAATCGATACGTGCGACACCGAAGCCGAAAGCGACAGTGTTGCCATTGCAATGGTTCGCCTCATGGTGATTGCAGGAGTGGCGACTCAGGCAGGGCAGGCATTCAAGGATGAGAAACCGATGGATCTTTTCGACATGAGGGTGCGATGAACGAACTTTCCCTCACGATTCCGATAGAGCCGCCATCAGTTAATCACTACGTCAAGCACACGCGATCCGGACGGCATTACGTGACAAAGGAGGCGATAGCGTTCATAAAGGCCGTGGCAATCATAGCTGCGGGTCGGTCGGTGAGGGCTACGAAGTATGAGGTGACATACACGGTCTATCAGGGAAAAGGAAGCAAGGGTGATGTTGCAAACTACGAAAAATGCATAGGGGATGGGCTGGTTAAGGCTGGTGTCATCCATAGCGACTCGGCAATTTTCGACTATCACCAGCACAAGCGTCGTGATTGGGATAACCCCCGCACAGAGATTCACATCAAGGAGATTGCATGAGCCAATACGACGCAGAACTTCATCGGTACATTATCGGAGAAATAAGAGCAGAGGGAGACGGCTTTAAGTCACCGTGGAAGCTTGATTTCGAGCAATACATGAAAGAGCAGAAGGCCAAGCCCAAGTCGCCAAGGCATATCAAGGCTGCGAAAGCACCAAAGGCGCCCAAAGCTCCCAAAGTGATCCGCATGAAGAAGCCTAAGGCAGAGCTCCGCTCGTGCTCTATGTGCTCTAACCCGATCCGATCGCACAACAAGACTCTGCTCTGCGAGACGCACTACATGGCCAAACGCTACGAGTTGAAGCATGGAGAGCCCGCGAAGTGCAGCAAGTGTGACCGTGGTATCTACCGGGACAATGCGCTAGGGCTATGCAGGCTATGTTCAGCACCTTATTACAAGAACCGATGGAGAGCACGGAAGCGCCAAGAAAGGCTGGCACTGGCAGCATGACCTACACCATTGGAAGTTTATTCGCGGGTATAGGTGGCTTCGACCTCGGCTTTGAGCGTGCAGGATTCAAAACAGCATGGCAGGTAGAAATAGATCCCTATTGCACGAAAGTTTTAGCAAAGAATTTCCCGGAGGCAGAACGCTTTGGAGACATCAGAGAGTGCGGCAGTCATAACCTCAAGCCTGTTGACGTTATCTGCGGAGGGTTCCCCTGCCAGGACATCAGCAATGCAGGACTACGCGCCGGCATTACCGGAGAGCGTTCAGGACTTTGGACAGAGTATGCACGAATCATTGGCGAGTTACGACCCAAATACGTCCTCGTGGAGAACGTCGCAGCTCTGCTTGGACGGGGAATGGGCGTTGTTCTCGGAGACTTGGCCACGCTCGGGTATGACGCGGAGTGGGATGTTGTTTCAGCTCGCGACGTCAATGCCCCACATATCCGAGAACGAATCTGGATTGTGGCCCACTCCGGTTGCTCACGACGACGGGAAGACGCCGGAGGCTCACATGCGAATGAAGGCGAATATGCCTGGCGGCCCGCGGCACAAATGCACAAGTCTGCAAGTCATGGTCAAGGGAGTAGAGCAGGGAATATGGCCGACGCCTCGAAGTTCGCCGAGCGAGAATCGACAAATGAAGCCGACGCCATCGCAATTGGCGGGGAAGCATGGTTGGAATCTGGCTACCGTGGCCGCTATGTTTCCAACACCAACCTCATCGCGAAGGTCAGGTCTTCAATCTCACGGAGTGAATGTGGTGACTGGGCAGTTGAACCCAACGTGGGTCGAGTGGCTCATGGGGTATCCAAGCGGGTGGACCGCCTTAGAGGACTAGGTAACGCAGTCGTCCCTCAGATACCCGAGATGATTGCCAGGCGCATAAAGCAAGCACTAGAAGCGGCATAAATAAATGTGCTCAACCGTCACATTATTATCTTGACTCTGGCGTTGCTGAATGTGATGATTAATCACATGGAGGCAACACCAATGAGCGAGATCAAACGGAAGTCAGAAGCCGATATCCTGAACCAGGCCAAGGCCGATCAGCACCGCAAGTTGGCCGTGAAGGAACTGGCTAAGGGCAATAAAGAGATGGCGGCAAAGCTGGAAGAGGCGGCAAAGATGTACGAGAGCCACATCAAAGGCGGCAAGTAATGATGGTCTGGATAAAGAAGCTAATAGCCAAGTGCGATCTCTGCGGCCATGAGTGGATACCTAAGACGGATAATCCCCTTCACTGCGCCAAATGCCACAGCCGTTTGTGGAACGGAACGACGATCAAGACATCCAAGCGGAAAGGCACCAAATGACACCCCAACGCTTTCAAGCCCAGTTCGACAAGTGCTGTAGGCAGCCCCTAGTGATACCTAAACCAGCGCTTACGGGGATTCAGAAGGAACTTCGTGAGCAAGAGGAGACAAGGCAGTTCTGGAACGACTTAGAAAACAGCACCAATCAGCGATAGGAGAGATAGAGATGGCTGTAATTATTGGACGGTGTGAGCACGGAATCATAGTAAGCGCGGCGATTGAGGCTAGCTCGACGCCAGAATCTCTTGAAGATATGGCCTGCTCGTACACGCTGGAGCGAGTGGAGATAGTCAACTTGGGCGGCCCATGTGAGCCATGCCACGATCGCTATGTTGCCAACATGAAACTGCTTGGCCTACCAGTTTGAAGTAACAGCACCAGCGCCTAGGGAGGACACAAGATGAGCGATGTAAGCCAGAAGATGTTGCACGTGACGATGCCCGATGGCAGCGTTTGGGGAGTTCCGGTTTCAGTAATTGCCCATGATCGAGCCAAGTATTACGCCTCGGAGTTTGAGGGAGATATCACGCAATCCCTGAATGAAGATACGCTTCCTCTGTTTGAGGAAAGCCCCTATGAAGTTCAGGATTGGGCCTGCAACAACATGAACTGGTCGGATGTTGCCACACATGCCAAGCAGATTACTCCGGCTCCTCCTGTTGACATGGAAGAAGGTTGGGCCAATGGCGAGAAAGAAGTTGCATGATGCAAACAAATGAAGCGGGGAGTGAGGGAGCCATGAAGAATGAAGGAGCGGAGATGACAATGAGTGAGACTTTTTACGAGCGTTTAGACCGTGTGGAGCAGGAGAACAGGCTGGCTCGGTTATTCAAAGACCGCCCCGAGAATCTTCACGACTATCAGGGATGCGCGAATGACGCTGCCTCCAAGTTGCCCACACCTCTACCAACTCCATCCAGCGAGCCGCTTTGCATGAAGCGCATTCCTGAAACAGGAGAGGCCTGCCAGCTTACTCCCGGACACCGTAACAGAAACTCTACCCCTCCATCCACCGAAGAGAGCGGGGAGCCGGACCTAAGCAAAGAATATATCGAAGACACGGCCCGTATTCTCTGGAGGCGGTATGTTGGAATTCCTATAACTAATGCATATGAATCTGAATACCAGTTTCTTATTGATACCCTCTCTCGTCTCGAACGCGCTTCATGGACTCTAGGAGTGCGTTGCCATACCCCTGCATCCGATACCTATGACTATCTACGGGGCAAGCTAGATGAGAGCGGGGTGTCTCTGATTCAGGAGGAGCGCCAGCGCCAGATGGACGTCGAAGGCTGGACCCCGGAGCATGACGACCTGCATACAGGTGGCGAGATGGCAGATGCGGCTGCTTGCTATGCCAAGGTGGCCGCTATGATTTCTTACCCTGGACCTACACCCTTGGATGTTCCTAGCGCTTGGCCGTGGGATGGTTGGTGGTGGAAACCTTCATCTGACCCCATCCGCAACCTCGTCAAAGCTGGCGCACTCATTGCAGCAGAAATCGACCGGTTGAAGCGAGGCAATTCATGAACGATAAAGCGATTAGGAGCGAACAGTGAGTTCAAAGAAGGCACCTTGTGGGCTCACGTTGCCCGAGTTGAACCAGTTAGATTCCTACGTCTCAATGTGCATGGCCGAGGATTGGCACTATGGCAACCTCAGACAGTTCGAAGCGCGAGCCCAGCGAATCAGTGAATGGATATACGAGCAAAAGAAAGAGGCTACCCAGTGAACGATAAAGCGATAGAGACTCAGCCGTATATCGATGATGCGGAAAACGTGAAGGCTCTCGTAGAGGAGGTATGTAGTCCCGATGGTCCATTCCCGACGCTCTTTGTGAACATCCTGCGCGAATGGTCTACAACGAAGATGGTTAGTCTGCGAGACATGCTGGCTGACAGAACTCCTCCTAAACCAGTGCCCGAGTCCGATACGCGGGGAGAGGTGACAGCCGAGCGGCCAAAACTTCACATCTTGTTTGAGGGTATGGCGCGGGTCTATGACCATACAGAGGCCGACGAATTATTTGCTTCACTAGAATCCTCCAACCTCTTGCTGAGGGAAGAGAATGAGCGGCTGCGGACTGAACTAACTGATATGACAGTGGATCGCAATTTGTGGGCTAGTGATCATGAGGATGACTGCCCGAATAAGACCCTCCTCGAAGCTGCCGAAGCGGAACTGGCTACCCTCCGCGCATCGGCCTCCTGTGAGGGCTGGATTGAAATCAAAGAAGGCGGAAGGTTGCCGACTGGAGAAGATCACCTCTTGATTGTCCATGGTCCCGAGGAGTCAAAGATGCAGTGCGTCGGATACTGGAATCGACTCATGAAAACTTGGGTCGTGGATGGGCAGCGAATGGACGGGCTTTGTGTGATCTATTACAAACCACTCGACTGGCCCACAGCCACCAATACAGAGAAGTCCCCACTCACGGAGGGAGAGTAGCCATGCAGATTGAATGCGAACACTGTCACCGCCCAATTGAACTAAAAGAGTTTCGCCCCTCGAGGTGCACCGCTCTGCACGAATGGTGGTCACATGTAGGCGGAAGCAGTTATTGCCGACCTACGCAAGCATCCCCAGCCCCACCCTCAACGAAGGAGACCAAGTAGCCATGATGATCAATATAGGACCAGCTATTCGCAGAGTGCGCATTGCTTCGAGTTATTCACAAGATGGCCTGGCCTATCTTGTCGGATGCCCCAGGTCATACATTTCCAAGATAGAGAATGGTCACTCTGTTCCGAAGTTAGAGCAGATATGCAGGATTGCCGATGCCCTTGGAGTTAGCGTGTCGGTGATCATTCGCGATGCTGAATGCTTTGTATCTGCACAGATACCCAAAGATGCTTGTGCACCCCTATATGTAGGGGCATTATGAGTAAGTAGCCCTCCCTGAAGTGCTTCGGTTAGTGTTAGGCGGGAGGTGATCGATTCTCTCCGAGGGGCGTATGAGCCAAATAACCGATGCAATTGGCGCGGCTGCCGCGGGCGCGAACCCTATCACGGCACTCGTGAGTCTCGGCAAGGATCTGATAGACAGGTTTATCCCTGATCCTGCGGAGAAGGCTGCTGCTCTGGCGCACCTGCAAGACCAGCAATTGACGATGGCGCTGGCGCAGATTGATCAGCAGACAAAACTGACTCAGCAGGCCGGCGCGAATATCCAAAATGATGGGCTATCCGGCCTACGCAAAGGATTCGGTTATGCGGTCGTATCCGGGTTTGTGTGGGATACGGTCATATGCTCAATCCCTCAGTTCCATCTGAAGCCGGTCGATATTCCCCCCATGTTCCTCACGGCATTCATCGCGTTGATATTGGGCATGGAGGGAACGCCGTTCTTGCGGAATGTGCTTGATAGCGCCAAAACTGTTGCACTGGCTCCCGGCGATAGCAGCGTCAGCGTGCTGGGTGTCAAGGTAGCCAATAAATCTTAGGAGTGAGTTATGACATACGTTTTCGTTGGGGTATTGAGCTTTTTCGTTGGAGGATTCGTCGAGGCTGAGTTTGGCGCCAAGATTGACGCATTCTTTGGAGCCCTGCGCACAAAGCTGGCCTCAAAGATTGCGGGCAAGCAGTAAAGGTGACCCGCCCACGCATGGCTAGGATCTCTAAAGCCATAAAGGTTCTGTATGCGACCACGGCGCTGAGTGGGGCTCTCGGCTTCTATCTTTTGGGAGCTACTCCTGTAGTGGCAGAGTCGGTCGAGAATGCCACTCGCTGGATGAATGCGCGTGAGGCTAAAGAGGCCCAAATAGACACTCACCTGCAGACCACGGATAAGTCCATAGAAGAACTCAAGACCGAACAATCCCGCATCATCGGATTCGGATTGGGAATCTCTGGGACTCTCGGTGTACTTCAGCTTCTTGGCTTCCTCGCAGAGCGGACGGTTATCACAAAGGGGTAGGTATGCAATCAGTGGTGAGCCAAACGAAAGTCTCGCAGACAATCATGATTGCCTATAACGAGTCTGGCCGGCGCATCGGCGAGACGCACCACAACTCCCGCATCCCAGACGCCAAAGTGGAAGAGATCCGTGACCGTCACGAGTACGACGACTGGAACTACCAGCGGATCGCCACCCATTACAGCATGAGCGTCAACACAGTGAAAAAGTTGTGCACTTATGAGCGGCGCGGCCAGAGGCCAGAGCGTTGGAAGCGTGTTCAGGTGGCATGTTGACCCGTAAGCCTCTGATGTTGACCTTACCCTTTTAGTAGGGGAATGATGTGTCAACGCTAACGCCAAAGCAGAAGCTATTCAAAAGCGCCTATTTAGCCAATGGAATGAACGCCACGCAGGCGGCTATAACTGCGGGATACAGCAAAAAGACAGCCAAGTCTCAAGGCGCGAGGCTGTTGACCAATGTTGACATTCGAGATGCGATTGCTGGTAGGTCTGAGAAGGCGCTTGCAAAGATTGATTTTTCTGTGGACCGCACGCTTGAATTTGTCGCTCGACTGGCGTTCTTTGACCCCAAAGACCTATTCGAAGATGATGGCTCCCTGAAGCAGATGAAGGACATACCGGAAGAAGCTCGGACTGTACTCGCTGGTCTGGAAGTGACTGAGATATTCGAAGGCGACGGCGACCAGAAGCATGCGATGGGATTGCTGAAGAAGGTGAAACTCTCAGATCGCCTAAATGCTCTCGACAAGCTGATGCGCTATCACTCCCTGTTCCGCGACAAGATCGAGCACGTCGGCAAGATAACGCTCGAGTCCCTAGTTGCTGGTTCACTCAATGAGTAGTGAAGCCTCTACTCGTATCCGTGAGTGGCGACTTGACCCAATCAAGTTTGTCCGGGACGTGTTCCATGCGGAGCCGGATGCGTGGCAGGTGGATGTGTTGCAGCTTCTGGGCAAGCCAGGACGCAAACGCATTGCGATGAAGGCCTGCGCTGGTCCCGGCAAGACGGCTGTGCTGGCATGGGCTGGGTGGCATCGTCTGGCTTGCTTTGCGGCAAAGAACGAGCATCCCAAGGGCGCGGCCGTCTCGATCACTGGCGACAACCTGCGGGATAACCTGTGGGCTGAGATGGCGCGATGGCAGAACGAGTCGCCGTTCCTGTTAGCCGCATTTCAGTGGCAGAAGGAGCGCATCTTTGCCAAGGATCACCCGGAGACGTGGTTCCTTGCCGCGAAGGGATGGGCCAAGAGTGCGGATCAGGAGACGATCGGACGTACACTATCCGGTCAGCATGCACGCTATCCCTTCTACCTGATCGATGAGTCTGGCGACATCCCACCAAACATGATCCGAAGCGCCGAGCAGGGCCTGACGAGCTGTGAAGATGGCCTGATCATCACGGCTGGTAACACGACGAGCCAGACAGGACTGCTGTACGAGGTGACGACAAGGGCGCGTGACCAGTGGAAAGTGATCTCGATCACGGCTGATCCTGACGACCCGAAGCGCACGCCTCGCGTTGACATCGAGTGGGCCCGGCAGCAGATCCAACTCTACGGCCGTGACAATCCGTGGGTAATGGCCTTCATCCTCGGCCAGTTCCCGCCAGGCAGCATCAACGCGCTGCTGAGTTCTGATGAGGTTGAGCGGGCCATGAACATTCGGCCCAAGCCAGAGTCTTATGAGTGGTCACAGAAGCGCCTGGGTATCGACGTGGCGCGATTTGGTGATGACAGGACTGTGATCTTCCCACGCCAGGGACTGGTTTCCTTTATCCCCCAAGAGATGCGCCATGCTCGTGGATCGTCGGTCAGCGTGGACATTGCGAACCGCGTGATGGCCAAGAAAATGGAGTGGGGCGCGGAGATGGAGTTCTTCGACGATACGGTAGGCTGGGCTCATGGAGCGATCGACGTTATGCGGGCGGCGGGTCATTCACCTGTTGCTGTGGCGTTCGATCGTCCGGCCAACGATCCGCGGTACGCCAACAAGCGCGCCGAGTGCTGGATGCTGATGGCTGACTGGATCAAGGGTGGTGGATGCCTGCCTGACGTGTCTGGATTGCTGCACGAGCTAATCTCGCCAACGTACTTCTTCAACGGTGGCAAGTTCCAGCTAGAGGCCAAGGACCAGATCAAGAAGCGGCTGGGAAAATCGCCGGACCTTGCTGATGCCCTCGCTCTGACCTTTGCGCTGCCAGACATGCCTGGAGACATGGGCGGGGTGAAGATCCCCAAGAGACAGTCCAAGCGCGAGTACGATCCTTACGCCTCCATGTAGACCCGTAAGCACGCTCACTGCGCCCTACCATTCGGGTAGTGATTAGAGTTCTGCCAATACGATACAGCGACATCCTCGCCTCTCCGTTGATTGCGGAGTATGCGGCTGAGTGCGGTATCCCTGCGATTGGCAAGCCTGACCCTCAGCCTGCGATGTATGAGCAGATGGAGTCGTGCGGCCTGATGCAGTGCTTCACAGTGCAGCGCGTCTTTGAGGATGGCGCTTGGGTCCGCAATCTGATGATCGGGTTCGCGACGGTCCTAGTGTCAATTCTCCCCCACTACGGCAAGAAGGTAGCGACAGTTGAAAGCCTGTTCGTCACGGCTCGCGAGCGCAAAGGAATGCCTGGCGGCTACCTACTTAAGATGATCGAGACTCACGCGATGAAGTCTGGAGCCGAAGCGATCCTTTACAGCGCGCCCGTAGGTGGAGACTTCGAAGCCTTCCTGAATGGTCGCAAGGAATACGCACATACCAACAGCGTGTTCTGCCGGAGGCTGTCATGAGTATGATGTCACCGTTTCTGCATATCGCAGCAGCATCCGCAGATGCTTTGGTTAAGCTCAGAGTCGCAGAGGCCGCTCTCTCGCAGACGCCCCAGGTCAATCTCTCCACAGAACATATCCTCCACGGCGGTATGTATGCGCGAACTATCCGACTTGCTCCGGGCGTCATCATTACCGGAGCTCTGATCAAGATCGCCACTGTGTTGGTGTTCAGCGGTCACGCGGATGTCCTGATCGGAGATGAGTGGGCAGAGTTCAACGGATACGGCGTAATCGCGGCCAGCGCAGGGCGTAAGCAGGCCTTTGTGACGCGCAGCAATGTTGAACTTACGATGATCTTCCCCACGCAGGCCAAGACGGTGGAAGAGGCTGAGGCAGAGTTTACCGATGAGGCCAACTTGCTTTTATCTCGGCGCAGCACGCGGGACATAGTTGTGATTACAGGGGAGTAGATATGAGCGGAGCGATCACAGCAGGGACGATCATCGCGGGTATCGGCGCAGCGGCTGGACTGGGCGGCACGATCTATGGCGTGGTGAATGGGCAGAACCAGGCAGCAACGCAGCAGCAGGCCCTGAAGAATCAGACCACGGCGCAGCAGAAGGCCGAGGCTAGTTCCTTGTCTACCCAGCGCCAAGCGGCCACAGCACAGAATGCCGTCAACCAGCAGACTCCGGACGTGTCCTCTATCCTGGCTCGCGCAGCCACAGCAGGCAATGCAGGCATGTCGAGCACCATGTTGACCGGCCCTGGTGGTGTCTCTCCCGGCTCTTTGAATTTAGGTAAAAGTACGTTGCTTGGGGGCTAGCGCATGACGCAGGAAGAGGTAACGAAAAAGCGTACGCAGTTGCTCCAACGGTGGCAGTCGCTGCGCACTGAGCGCTCTTCGTGGATGCCGCATTGGCAAGAATTGAGCACCTACCTGCTTCCGCGCAATGGACGTTTCTTTCGTCAAGACCGCGACAAAGGGCAGAGGAAAAACAACAATATCTACGACAACACAGCGACACGCGCGCTGCGCACCCTCGGCGCTGGCATGATGTCCGGAGCTACCAGCCCGGCGCGGCCGTGGTTCCGTCTTGGCACGCCTGACCCGGACATGAACGCTTACCAACCGGTGAAGATATGGCTCGATGACGTCTCGCGACGCATGCACATGGTCTTCCAGAAGTCGAACACCTACCGCGCTCTTCACCAGATCTACGGCGAGCTTGGGGCATTTGGCACAGCGGCATCGATCATCCTGCCCGACTTCGATACGGTCATTCACCAGTATTCTCTGACCTGCGGTGAGTACTGCATCGCCACTGACTGGCAGGGCAACGTCTGCACGCTCTACCGTGAGTTTGAGAAGCAGGTTTCCGAGGTAGTCAAAGAGTTCGGACTGTCGAACTGCTCTGGAACGGTTCAGAGCATGTACAGCACTGGCAACCTTGACGCATGGGTCCCGATCATCCATGCCATCGAGCCCCGCGCCGACCGCGACCCGTCCAAGAAGGACGCCAAGAACATGGCATGGGGCAGCTATTACATGGAGCTTGGCAACGAGAACAAGTTCCTGCGTGAGGGTGGATTCAAGAAGTTCCCGGGTGTAGCGCCGCGCTGGGATCTGGCCGGCGGCGATATCTACGGCAACTCCCCCGGCATGGAAGCGCTGGGAGACATCAAGCAGCTTCAGCATGAACAGTTGCGCAAAGCACAGGCCATCGACTACAAGACGAACCCGCCGCTGTCCGTGCCCACGAACATGAAGAACAGGGACATCGAACGGCTTCCGGGCGGCATAACCTTCTTCGACCCCGGCGCGGGTAACGCCTCCATCCAGAGTCTGTTCAAGGTGGATCTGGAGCTGAACTACTTGCTTCAGGACATTCAGGACGTGCGCCAGCGCATCAACTCTACTTTCTTCTCTGACCTGTTCCTGATGCTGGCCAATTCCTCCGACGTCCGCATGACGGCAACTGAAGTGGCGATGCGGCAGGAAGAGAAGATGCTGATGCTGGGGCCGGTCCTGGAGCGCCTGGACAATGAACTGCTCTACCCTCTGATCGACTCCACGTTCGCTTACATGGTCGAAGCCGGCGCGATCCCTCCGGCCCCTGACGAGATGCAGGGCATGGAGCTCAACGTCGAGATGATCTCCATGCTGGCGCAGGCACAGCGCGCCATCGGCGTGAACGGCATCGATCGATTCACCGGAAACCTCGGAGTTATCGCGCAATTCAAGCCGGACGTGCTGGACAAGTTCGATTCAGATATGTGGGTGGATGAGTACAGCGACATGCTGGGAGTCGATCCGCGACTAATTGTGGCCGGCGACCAGGTTGCGATCATCCGCAAGGCGCGCGCTGACGCTCAGGCTGCAGCGCAGAAGTCGGCAGCGATGGAGCAAATGAGCAAGACAGCACGCAACTTGGGAGCCACGCCAACGGCGGGACCGGGCAATGCGGCGCAGGACTTGATGTCACAGTTCAGTGGCTACACCACAGGGGGAACTCAGTAATGGCGACAACGCTTATCAACATGGAAATGTCCGCAGCAGAGGCCAAAGAGGAAAGCTCACCCGAGGCCGAAGCGCCAAAGTACCCTTGGGGTCTGTGCATTTCGCTCGATGACGAGTCGCTGAAGAAGTTGAACATCGACAAGCTTCCCGAGATCGGTGCGAAGATGCGCGTCATTGCTGAAGTCGAGGTGTCTGCGGTGCGCGCCTACAGCTCTCAGGGTGGAGAATCAGAGTCGAGCGTAGACCTTCAGATAACTGACATGGTTCTCACTGGAGCGGAGAGCAGCGCAGCCTCTGTGCTCTACGGAAAGTAGACCCGTAAAGAATCAGCGTGGCTCTAGATTCATCATGTGAGCACCTTCGATCCCACCGACCTTCGTGGACAAGAGCGCGATAAGGCAGAGCTTGTAGCCAAAAAGCGTCTCGTCCAAGAAGTCGAGAACGAAGACTTGAAATGGCTCATGCAAAGCAAGCGGGGGCGCCGGATCGTATGGCGTTTACTGGAAGCAGCAGGGGTATTCCGTATTTCATTCAGCCAGAATGCGATGCAAATGGCTTTTGCTGAAGGCAACAGGAACTACGGAAACAAACTGCTCAACTCCATCCACTTGCTATGTCCTGAGTTGTATCCAGTAATGCTAAAGGAATCCTTGAATGGCAGAGACAGCGACGGAAACGGCAACCAATCCAACTGAAGCCACGTCCGCAACTGAGGCGTCCGGTACGACCCTGGCAACGGCCACGGAAGTAGCGGGCACGCAGCAACAGCAAGGCGAACAAACTCAGACTCAGCCAAAAACTGAGGGCGACAAGCCAGCCACCGAAGACAAGCCCGCTGCAGAAACGAAGCCCGAAGGAGCCCCGGACAAGTACGAGTTCAAGGCACCTGAAGGTAAGGAGTATGACTCAGCGGTGCTAGATAGCTTTTCGGAGGCTGCGAAAGAAGCCAACCTGACGCAGGACGCCGCGCAGAAGCTACTGGAAAAGGTTGCGCCAGCATTGGCCAGCCGGCAGCAGGAGCAGGTAGAGGCAATTCGTAACGGATGGCTTGAATCCGCGAAGACCGATAAGGAATTCGGCGGGGAAAAGCTCCAGGAGAATCTGGGCGTTGCGCGAAAGGCTCTCGAAAGCTTCGGTTCACCAGAGTTGCGCAAGCTGTTGGACGATACCGGCATCGGCAACAACCCGGAGGTTATCCGGTTTATGTACCGCGCTGGTAAGGCAATCAGTGAGGATTCGTTCGTTTCGGGGGCCCCGAATAACAAGGCCAATATCAACCCGGCAACGGTTCTTTACGACAACACCAAAAAGGAGTAGTGAGAGATGGCGAATCTTCCGGGTGTACCAGGGCACGCAACCCTGATTGACATTGCGAAGTCTCTCGACCCTCAGGGCAAGGTGGCAATTGTCGCCGAACTTCTGAACCAGTCGAACGAGATCGTGCAGTACATGAACTTCATCGAGGGCAACCTTCCGACCGGTCACAAGGCCGTGGTTCGCGCTGGTCTTCCCTCCGTCACCCTGCGCCAGTTCTACAAGGGCGTTTCTCCCTCGAAGTCTGGCCGTGCCACCATCGAGGACGTCTGCGCGATGCAGGAAGGCCGCAACGAGATCGATAAGGATCTGGCTGACCTGAACGGCAACACGGCAGCCTTCCGCATGAGTGAGGCTATGGCCTTCATCGAATCGATGAACCAGTCTTTCACCCAGCAGGTGATTTATGGCGATACGACCACAAACAAGGACGGCATCCTCGGCCTGGTTCCGCGGTACAACTCGCTGTCGGCTTCAAACCCGAGCAGCGCGAACATCATCGACGCGGGTGGTACGGGCGTGGACAACACCTCCGTATGGCTCGTGGTCTGGGGCGCTGAGACGGTAACCGGCATCTATCCCAAGGGCTCGAAGGCTGGCCTGGTGCAGGAGGATCTGGGCATCATCGATGCCTTCGACCCCAGCAACAACCGCTATCGCGCCTACGCCGAGCTTTGGCAGTGGAAGTACGGCCTCCATGTCAAGGATTGGCGCTATGCGATCCGCATCGCCAATATCGACACCAGCGACCTGATTGGCCAGAGCGGCACGCAGGCGATTACGGCGGCAACCTGGATCAACAAGCTGATGATCAAGGCTATGGCTCGCATCCCTTCCATGGGCATGGGAACCGCAACCTTCCTCGCCAGCCGCACGGTCAAGGAGATGCTCTCCATCGGCGCGCTCGACAAGAGCCAGAACGCACTCTCGTTCACTGCAGCGGTCAACCAGTACGGCACGGTTGCTCCCGGTAGCGTAGCGGGCAGCGGTACCGGAATCAAGGGCGGCCAGCTAATGTTCATGGGCGTTCCGGTGCTCACCGTAGATCAGATCCTTTCAACCGAAACGCGAGTGGTCTAAGGACCGCAGAAAGAAGAGGAATTGAAATGGGAATGCTTGATTCGGAAATCATCTTCTCTGCGGCTCAGGCGGTCACTGCGACCGGCGACACCGCGAGCACCAACGTATACGACAGCGGCGGGGCCAATGGGCAGGGCGACATGGGACAGACAGGTGAAAACCTGTGGTTCAATGCCTCCGTGAACACGGCAGCGACCTCTGGCGGTGCGGCCACAATTCAGGCTGTCATTCAGGACTCTGCGGACAATGCGACCTTTGC